TTGGTCCTATTGTGAGTTTGCCTGAGTTGGAAAACTGGATTATCACTTGGACGTTTAGTGAAACAATACATTCAAAAAGTTATACACACATCATTCGTAATGTATATGCAAACCCAAGCAAGGTGTTTGATGAGATGATGGACATACAGGAGATTATTGACTGTGGAGAAGACATCACTGCATACTATGATGATTTAGTAGAAACTTGCAGTTACTACAACCTACTAGGTGAAGGTACACACACTGTAAACGGTAAGAAAGTTAAAATTGATCTATACGAACTTAAAAAGAAACTGTGGATCTGTTTGGCCAGTGTTAACATTTTAGAAGGTGTGCGTTTTTATGTATCCTTTGCTTGTAGTTGGGCATTTGCAGAATTAAAGAAAATGGAAGGCAATGCTAAAATTATAAAGTTTATCGCACGTGACGAAAACGTACACTTGGCAAGTACACAACAACTACTCAAATTATTACCAAAAGATGATCCTGATTTTGTAAAAATTGCAAAAGAGTGTGAACCAACAGTGATAAAAATGTTTGAAGATGCAGTTGATCAAGAATGTGCATGGGCAGATTATCTGTTTCGAGACGGTTCAATGATTGGACTTAATGCACAGTTACTTAAAGAATATGTACAATGGATTGCACACAAACGCATGACTGCGGTAGGAGTACCGAGCAGTTATAAAGGTGCAAGCAACCCACTACCATGGACACAGAAATGGATCGCTGGTGGCGATGTACAGGTTGCTCCGCAGGAAACAGAAATAACCAGTTATGTAAATGGCGGAACAAAACAAGACGTTGATAACAATACATTTAAGGGGTTTAGTTTATGAGTGTAACTGTGTATACAAAAGACTTGTGTGGCTATTGTGATGCGGCTAAAAGTCTTCTAAAAAGAATGAATGTTAGATTTGACGAAGCAAAAATTGGAACTGACATAACCAGAGAAGAGCTTCTTGAAATTGTTCCAAATGCACGTACTGCTCCGCAGATTGTAATAAACAATAAGATTGTCGGTGGATACGATGATTTAGTTGATTATATTGAAAATACAGGGTGGAATGGTTCTGGCTACTAAGTAGTTGCATGGATTATAATATATGGAATAAATGGGATACCCTTCAAACAGTGATGCTTGGTGAATGCTACTCTCCAGAATTCTTTCGCGATATAAAAAATAATAAAGTTCGATCTGCACTACAACGCATTGCTGACGAAACACAAGAAGACCTTGAAGGGTATCAAAGGATCTTAAAAGACTTTGGTTGTACTGTTTTGCGTCCGAAACTTGATTCCAATGATAGTATAATGAATTATACTGATAACGGAAAATTAACATCAATACCACGTAGTCCGTTACAACCAAGAGATTGTCAGTTAGTAATTGGAAATAGTTTGTTTTATACTGGCAACGATCATCCAGGAATAAAACAATCACTCGATGATTATAGTAAAAATTTCAAAAATATAAATGCCCCACTGAGCGAAATATCTTTCAACGGACACAAAGGAGAAGGTGCTCCTGATTGGCCATCGTATACAGATTATGTACAAAGATTTGTCAACAAACAACCACTAAGTGATAAACCTGATATACACAGTGAACTTGTAAATATACATAATGAAGAACCACCTATGCACTTCGCTATGCCTGCTCCATCGATTACTGTAGTTGGAAGAGATATATACATTGATGTCTGGGGTGAAATGTCTCCTATGTTGATTGACTATTATTGTAAAGAGTTTGCAAAAATGTTTACAAATTTTAAAATCAATGTACTAAACATTGGTGGACATAACGATAGTTGTTTTCATACAATCAAACTTGGTGCAATATTAAGTCTTAAAGAAATACAAACTTACGAAAATACATTTCCTGGTTGGGACGTATGTTATCTACCTGACCAAAGTTGGCGCAAAGTTCATCCATTTCTTGAAATGAAAAAGAAAAATCAAGGAAAGTGGTGGGTGCCAGGCGAAGAAAACAATGAAGAGTTTACAAACTTTGTAGAAACATGGCTACAAGATTGGGTAGGTTATGTGGAAGAGACTGTATTTGATATAAATGTGCTTGTACTTGATGAACATTATGTTTGTGTAAGTCAACCAGATAATGAAATTGTAAATGCTTTCCTCAAAAAACACAATATGGAACCTGTGTATGTTCCATGGCGTCATAGATACTTTTGGGACGGTGGATTACATTGCATAACACTTGACCTAAAACGTGAAGGCATACAAAAGGACTACTTTCCAAATCGGCAAACTAGAGTAATAGACAAAGGATTTTAAATGTTAGAACCAAACAAAACTTACTCATTACGACTTAGCGATAGCAGTGAAATTATCTGCAAGATTGTCAGTTCAGATAGTAAAGAAACAATAATATCTCGCCCATTTAGTTTAATACCAACACAACAAGGTGTACAACTCTTGCCTGCAATGATGAGTGCAGATGAGACAAAAAATATTACTATAAATACAAATAATATTACAATGTACACTGAGACACATAAGGATATAGTTGCAAGTTATATTCAAGCAAGTACAGGCATTGTAACACCACAAAAAGGTATACTAAAAGGATAAAAATGCCAGGAGCAGTAAGAATAGGCGATGTTAATTCAGCAGGCGGTGCCGCAACAGGTGCCGGCGCTGTTAGTGTATTCATTAACGGTAGAGCGGCATGTCTAGTAGGAACTTCTGTAACTCCCCATCCTTGTTGTGGAGCACCAGGTTGTAGTGCTCATTGTAATGCAAAAACTACCAAAGGATCCAACAGTGTACTTGCTACTGGCAAACCAATTAACTACGTAGGCTCTCCTGATACTTGTGGACACACAAGACAAAATGGAAGCACTGACGTTATGATACCGGCAGGTTAAGATGTCCTGTGGTGGTTCAATAACAGGCCCAGTTTTAACAGCTGGTGCAGGCATGGTTGCAGAAGTTGGCGGAAATCCAATCGAATCAACAACAGGTGTTCCTAACAATATTACAGATCCAGAAACTGGTTTAACTGGTGATTCGTCAATGGCTGCTTTGACAACCAATCAAGCAGAATATCAATCACTGAGTGCTCCAACAAAATTAACAGGTACACTTACTAAAGTTAGCTCACTCCCTGCAAGTTATCAAAACACATTCTCTAACATGGCCAGCGGTCTTGGTGATAACGTGTTCTCTGGAGGCTTTGATGTTTTCAGTGGAGATGCACTTACTGCAATAGCTCCAAGTGGACTCACAAACGTTTTACCAGCAGGACTTGCTGAATCAGCCAAGGTAATGGGCGGAAGTGTAGTTGGTAATGAAATAGTAGGAAGTGCTAAAAAGTTTGGCAGTGTTCTAGGAAGTGCAGATGGATTTGTAGGCAGTGCAAATCAAATGATATCAGCCGCAACTAACAGTGCAAACAGTTTTGCCGGCGGAACATTCCCAGGCATGGATGGCATAATGAGTGGCAACCTAACTGGCATTACAAATGCGTTGCCTGATTTCGGTGCTGACCTTGGAAGTCTTGGAAGCACAGTTGATTTTGGTAGCATCGGAAATCTTGGTTCTCCAGGACAACTATTAAAAAACATGGAACAGGCTGGTAATCTTGGTCCAATGTATGACAAAGTGGCCAACATCTCAGTGGATCCACGGATTGCTAGTAGTTTAGGTGCTGACCTTGGCACAGTTGCAAATGCAGTAAGTTCAAAGACAACCACAACCTTAGGCAGTTTAGGAGTTGATCTAAACAAAGTTGCTGAAATAGGTCCTGCTTTACCCAACAACATACAAAGCCAAGTTTATGATGCATTTGGTGATTTATCAACCACCGAAGTGGCTGATGTAAAAGGTATTCTTGGAAACACACAAACTGCCATAGCTAAAGGCACAGACTTGATGGATCCACAGAAATTGTTCCCAACAAGTTATAGTACTCTTACTGCACCATTAAGAACAGCAAGTGTTGGCGATAGAGCCATTTATACAGCTGACGGTGCAGTAAATTCAGAATTTGTAAGCCTTGGTGCAAATCTTGCAGGGGCATTACCTGATGATCTAGCTATTGCCAATGGCGCATTAGCAAGAAGTTTTGGACAGGTCAAAGGCATTGACGGAACCACCGCTGACCTATTAGCTACTGCTAGTACAACTGCTGAAACATTTAAAGACTTAGATCTAATTAAAGATCAAACACAATACGTCACAGACGAAGTTAAGAACTTTTGGACCACCACATACAAAACCGAGAGTGGTATTACACTAGCCACAGGACCTAACGGAACTTATACTGTAAGTGATGTAATTGGTTATGCCGCTGGTTACAACAGTGCGGCTCCACTGCAACAAAACAAAATTTTAATGCAACAACTTATTGATAGTGGTGCTATGGATGTGTTTACTGCTGACAACGGATCTTCAAGTTCAAACACAGGCATCTACGTTGTTATGGATTATTTTATAGATGGAGCATATGATCCAGTTGCTCCTGCTACTGATTATATTATTCCTGCAGGTGTCTATGGTGCAGGAACATATGCAACAAAAGAACTTTGCTGGAACGGTATAATTGCAGCAGCAAAAACTCTTATGCAAACTTTTTATACGGCCAATCCTGAAGCACAAACTATACAACGTAATTTTAAACGTATGCAAGAACAACAGGCTAGAGAAAAATTAATACGTCAAAAAATTGATTTAGATCTTGATGTAATTCAGACACAAGATACAACCGCAATTCAACTCGCCGCAAATTTACCAGCTTACGGTCTTGATACATCTGCCGGCGGTACTGGGGAATTGTTAGAGCGTGTTATGAATTTTTCAAGCACAGGCGGACAAGCCGCAGTTGGTGCAATGCGTGAAGCACGAAACATCAACAAATTAGCAACTGCAAATATTCAAACTGATGCACCAATACCAACCACTCCTCCTAGCAATCCAGGACAGATTGCAAGTAGCACATATACTGTTACTCAAGCAGATGCAATAATCGTTAGATCATAATGTTCAATAGAGAAAACATTGTACAAGCAAAAAAAGACTTTGCTGAAAAAAGATATTGTGTAATAGATAATGTACTCGAAGATGAATACATTCAAGCATTATACAATGAAGTTCCTCATTTGCCATACCAACTTAGATCAAGAGCTACCGGTCTTGACGTCAGAAGCTATCCTCCAGGTTATAAAAACACAGAAGATTTTCAAGTAACACTTGACGAGTATATTAAAAATGCTAAAGGTAACTTTAGTTATTTTCATCATGTATTTGTTGCTGGCAAGTCTAACAAAGAGCATGATAACGAGTATATTACAAAGTTTAATCACAATGTTACAGAAGATTACAGTGTTTATACTCCTGATTATACGTTTCACGACCTTGCTACAGAAGTTACAGAATTTCCTAATATGCAGGCAAAACATGGCAACTATGGATTCTATGATTACCAGAGCTGGCTTAAAATGCATAATGATGTAGTTAGGTGGTGTGCTTTTATATTCTACTTTAATCCGGCGTGGGAACCAGATTGGGGCGGACAACTGTGTATTATGGATCATGAAGTTAAAGAAATTAAAGAAAGTATCATTCCATATGGCAATCGACTTGTGCTCATGGATGTAAGCAAAGTTGATATGAATACACACTTTGTTTCGCCGGTTAGTATTGGCGCAGATCATCCTCGTTACAGTCTAAGTGGATGGTTTTATGCAAAAGATAAAGACGGACCAAGACCAGAAAATAGGTTGACAGTATAACAAAAGCATAGTATATTAATAGTATGATATGTAACAGAAATGGAGACATCACTCATGCTAGACATCAGCAAATATCAATCAGAAGAATATAATGGACTACAAGTGGCTTGTGATTGGATACAAGATCTCGAGGAAAATAATAGTCGCTTACACAAAGAAGGTGTAATTGAGAAAGCACTTGTTGCGGCAAGACTTGGTAGTTACAGTGCAGAATGCTTTTTATACAACTGCTACCTAGCATACAATCCATTTTTTACGTACAACATTAAACAGGTTACTGAAACTGAAGGCTTAGAGTTAAAAGAAAATCCATGGGTGGCTTTTTGGGGATTGTGTGAAAGTTTACGTACACGAACAATTACTGGCAATGCCGCCAAAGAAGCAGTTGAACTGATGAGTCAAAAGTTTGATAGTGATCAATGGAACATGCTGGCTAGACGTGTGCTTATAAAAGATCTACGTTGTGGCATCACAAGTAAAACAATCAACAAGATTGTTGGAAACAGTGAATGGAAAATTCCTGTTTTCGAAGTACAACTAGCAACAGACTCAAAAGGACATCCAAAAAAATTAGTTGGCGAAGTAATGATCGAACCAAAACTTGATGGTGTTAGAACGATTGCTATTCTTACTAAAGACAATGTACAGTTGTTTAGTAGGAACGGAAAACTTTTTAACAACTTTCCACAAATTGAACAAGAACTTAAAAAACTATGCCCAACTACTACACAAAGAGGTGGTGTGGTAATTGATGGCGAGATCACAGGTAAAAGTTTTCAAGAACTTATGAGAGGTGCGACACGTAAAGACCATGTTGCTACCGACAGTGTATTCAATGTGTTTGATATAATGAGTTTGGTTGAATTCAAACAAGGACACAGTAATAGAAAACAAATAGATAGATTACTAGCTCTTGAAAGTGTTGTAAACAGAGTACAGATGACAAATGTTGTCATGGTCAAAGGCAAACAACTAAATCTTGATAACGAAGAAGATCATAAGTTTATGGCACAGTATGCAAACGATTGTGTTGCCGAAGGCTATGAAGGTATTATGATTAAGAAACTTGATGCTCCATATGAATGTAAACGTAGTACATTCTGGATGAAATGGAAGCCAGTAATAACTGTAGACTTGGAGGTAGTTGACATTGAAGAAGGAACAGGAAGAAATGCAGGACGTTTGGGAGCTCTTGTATGTGAAGGTGTTGATGAAGATCGCACCATACGTGTTAACGTTGGAAGCGGCTTGTCTGATAGTGATAGGGATAATTTTTGGACTAGAAAAGATAGTCTAGTTGGATACATTGTTGAAGTAAAGGCAGACGCAGTTACACAGAATCAGGACGGAACCTATAGTTTACGTTTTCCACGGTTTGAAAGATTCAGAGGATTTGAAGCAGGCGAGAAAATCTAATGCATAAAATTTATATTACTTTACAAACCATAGACGAATGGTATGATATCATACGAGAACTTAAACGTTGGTTTGGCAATAACTGGAAAGGTCAACGTGGAATACGTAAAAAATTTAAACATCCAGGCTGGTTTTTTGAACCAAGAGAAGTTTGGTTTTATGTTCCTGATCTAGCATTTAAGACGTTTATAGATTTGAAAATGTCAAACAACCCAAAATCGCGATAAATACATCATGTTCTTAGGATTATTAATTTTATTTGTTGCTCTTGCACTAAGTGGCATTGCGGCCTACTATAGTATAATTGGTTTGACTGCTATATTTGCAGCCGCCGTCTTGCCTATTATTGTTATGGGTGGTATACTTGAAGTTGCAAAACTAGCCTGTACAGTTTGGCTGCATCAAAACTGGCGACGTGCTAGAATAATTATGAAGTTATACCTTGTTCCAGCAGTTGCAGTTCTAATGTTCATTACATCAATGGGTATATTTGGCTTTCTAAGTAAAAGTCATATTGAACAAAGTGCATTAGGTACAGAGCAAATTGCTCAAGTCAAAGTGATAGATGATAAACTTGTTAGAGCTCAAGCAAAAGTACAACGTTGGAATGACGAAATTGGCAGACTCAACAGAGGCGAAACATCTGGACGTATAGATGGACTTATTGCTAGAGAACAACAACGTATTAAAGATGCAAATCTACGTATACAACCACAGATAGATCAAGAAAATGCAAAGATTAAAGGCTTTAGAGAACAAGCCGCAGTTGAAGTAGAACAACAAAACAAAAGACTTAGTGATGCACAGAAACGTACTCAAGCAGATATTGCTCTTGCAGAAAAAAGACTATCTCAACTTGATAAAGATGTAGCAGCCTATACCTCACAAGGCACAGTCAAAGGCGGTGTTTTTACCGCAGATATAGACAACGTAAAAAAAGGCAATCAACTAAGAGCACAACAAAAACCAGAACGTGACGAGCTTGCTAAATCGATACAACAAGCAAAACAAAATGAAATTGGTGTAGCAAGTAGAGTACAACGTGAAATTACGAGTATTAACAAACGTTTGTCAGAGCAAATCAAAGGTGTTGAAGAAAATGTAGAGAAGATACGTGCAAGTATTAACGACACTATAGAAAGTGCGAATAGTAATATTGCCAAGTATACACTTGAAGCAGGAAGCAGTAATAAAAATGTTGATGCCAGAATAAAAGAACTTGAACAGAACATTGAAAATATACAACCTGAAATAGATGAACTGCGTGAAGAAAAGTTTGTTTTTGAAAAACAATATAGACAGTTTGAAGCCGAGGTTGGTCCTGTTAAATACATTGCCCAGTTAATATACGGTGACAATCCTGACCAGAATTTGCTAGAAGCTGCCGTACGTTGGGTAATAATATTAATAGTAGCAGTATTTGATCCCCTTGCAATAATGATGTTACTAGCCGCCACAGAGACATTTGCATGGCGTAGAGAGGAAAAATATGCCTATACGAAATCACAAGAAGCTAAAATGTCTGCCGTTGAGACTCCTGAAGAAGTGCCGAGCCCACTGCCGGTTGAAGAGACTGAACAAGTTCAAACTGAAGAAGAACCAGAGCCAGCACCAGCAGTTGAAAATG